TGATGCCCTGCGCGTCGATCTGCTCCACGGTCGCCACGAAACCGTCCATCGCCCGGTGCGTGTCGCGGGCGCGATTGTCCTTGGTCGCGGTAAACTGCATGACCGGGACGAACGCCTGCACCTTCTCGTCCCGCACGATGTCCAACTGGCCCTGCGAAGCAGCCCGGTTGAGGTTCGTCCGGTAGACGGTTTCCAGCCGCGCCGCCGTCAGGTCGGTCCCGGTGGCAAGGGTGGCCTGCTCCACGAAGTCGCCCACCCCTAGCCGCTCAAGTCGTTTTCCCGCAACGCTTTGCGTGATGTCGCCCCGGATAGCCTTGGCGAGCAGGCTGCGCGTGGCCTCTACCTGCTCCTGCGTCATCCCGGTCACGAAGAACGCGCCTCGCGCCACGGCCTGCACGCCGGGGGTGCGCCGCTTCCGCACCTCCTCCGGTAGCCCCGCAGCCGGGGGGATGCCGGGGGCTTCCTTCGGCTGTGCGCCGCTGCTTGCGGGCAGGATCAACGCCCGGAGTTTGGGGCTGCGGTCGGCCAACTTCTGAAGGGCGGTCGCCGCCTCGTCCTGCCGCAGTTCGTTCGCGGCGGCGAAGGCGTTGTCGATGAGGCTGTTCCACTTCGCCCGCGTGATGGGGATGAGGTCAACGAACCGCCGGATGACTTCGCGGGCTGGACCCGGCTTGAACTTCAGCAGCAGTTCCGGGTCGCCCCGGTCGAATCGGGCAGGGGTAGCAGGCTTCGGGATGTCCACCCCTGCGCTGTGCAGGGATTGGTGCGCGCCCATCGCCCACCCGACGAGCAGCAGGGCGGCGGTATCGGCCTCCCAAGCGTCCCACTCGCTGTCGGGGGTCTTGCCCTCCACCTGCGCGGCGATGGCACGGCGGTACGCCTGCGCCCCGTCCGCGTACACGGCCCGGATCAGGGCTTGGGTGGTTGCCGAAGCCTTTGCCACGGGTCAGAGCCAGCGCGTGCGCCGGAAGGTCGTGGGAACGCCGGAAGCGGGTTCCGCGCCCTCGGGCAGAATGCCATTCTGCCCCAGAATCGCGTCGATGGGATTGGTGACTCCGCTGCTGCCAAGCACCGCCTCGTCCTCCTTCGGCTGCGACAGCCCAAGCAGGTCGCGGACCTCGGCCTCGCTGACCTTGCCGCCCATCGCCACGAACTTCTCAATCGCCTCAAGCCGCTCCTTCGGGTCGGGACGCTCGGGGGCAAACTGGAAGCGCAGGGCGCAGACCTCGTCCTCGGACGCGCCAAGCATCTGCGCGATGACGCGCACGAAGTCGGTCGTGAGGCTGTCGGCAAGCGCGTCGGCGTGGTAGCGGATGATTCGGGAGAGCGTGTCGGCGTGCAGGCTTGCCACGCCCGAACCCAATCCGGTGCTGCCCGCCTCGCTGGAGAGCGACTGCCCAAGGATCGCTTCCTTGATCTTGGAGGAGAACCAGTTGACCAGTTCCATGAACACCTGCGCGCGGCCCGCGTTCGGCTCCTTGATGTCGATGTCGTAGACCTTCTCGGTGCCCGACTGCGGCAGCAGCACGCTGTTGTCGTTCGTCAGGTTCGCAAGCACGTTCTCCATCATGGAGCGGCCCGCGTCCTGCCCAAGCGGGTAGTACCCCACGCGAATGCCCATCGCGTACCGCTCCGCGTAGGTGATCGCGTCCTGAAGAATCTCCTGCTTGGCAAGCCACATAAACCAACAGACATCGCGTGCGCCCACGCCCCGGTAGATGCTCTCGCTGCTGTTCGGGTCGTTGAAGTCAGGGGCGGCGACGAACACGCGGTGCAGCACGATGGCCTTCCGCTCGTCCTCTGTGAAGATATGCACGCGGCTGTCGAAGCCGATGTTCTGCTCGGACGGCCCGTGAGCGGAGTAGTCCGCGCCCACGCGCATGGCGAGGTTGCCGCGCTGGTCGTAGGCGAGGGTGTCGGGGTGGAACGGATACCACTCCTTGACCGCCACGCCCGTGCGCTCATCCTTGCGGTAGACGATGTTGCACGCGGAGTTGCCGTACCACACGGCTTCGTGCATGGAGCGGACAAAGTCCGACCGCCGGGGCATCGCGTCGAAGATGCGGGAGATGCGGTCGGCCAGTTCGACCAGCCGGGGGTTCTCCTCGTCATCGGACACGACGGCCCATTCAAGGGACGCGAGGGTGACTTGGAGCGACCGCAGGACACCTTCGATGTCCGCGTCGGCCCGCATCATCATCTGATACTGCGGGTTCAGCCTGTAGGCGAGGCTGGCGTTCCGCAGCAACTTGTCGGCGGTCGTGAAGAACGAACGCTGCACCTCCACCGGGGTGGCGAGGGGCAGGGTGATGCCGCGCTCCACGGGAGCGGGGAGCGGCTTGCGCGGACGCTGTTCCGGCGTGAGTCCGTTCTGCAACGGGTTCGGATCGGTTCCGCGCTTCTTGCTCACAGTTCTCCCCTGCGCTTGAGGTCAAGTGCGATTGCGACGGCCTGCTTCTGCGGCTTGCCCTCTGCGATGAGGGTGCGAATCTTGTCGCTCACCTTTGCGTCGGCAGCGGCCATCATCTTGAGGCAGGCTTCGTCCTCCGCGCTAATCTTGCAGCCTTCGCGGACGGCGTTGGTGTCCTTCGCGCCGGGGCGGGAGAAGCCGCTGGTGTCCAAAGCCTTGATAGCGGCTCGCTTTGCTTTCTCTTCGGTCGCATATGAGCGCATGGTGCCAAGCATGTCCTCAAAGGGGCCAATGCCAGTTTCTCCGCGCTGCACAACGTATGCGTACCACGTTCCGGTGCCGTCGCGCGTAATCATCGCGGCCTTGTTTCCCTTGCGACCGACCTCCGTGGCAAACACCGCCTTCGCGCCGGGGCGGTCGTAAGCCACCGCAGACTCGCCCGTGAATCCCGCAAACGCCTTCGGGCTTGTGCCGATGCCCCAAGCCTTGAGGTACGCAACGGCTTCTTCAGGCACGTTTGAAACAGTCCAAATCGTCGTATTGGTTCCCTTACGGGGGCTGTCCTTGATGTCCTGACCCGAATACTTGCCGGGGGTGCCCGCTGCCTGCGTCAAGTAGTACGCCATGCGACTTGCGATAGCCGCGCCCTTGCCGTAACGAGTGTACGCCATCCACATACCCGCAACCTTGATCGTGGTTGGCCCCGCAATCCAAACCTGCACGCGCTGTCGCTCGTTCGTAAGGTCGCGCAGCATATTGCTAACGTGCTGCATCCATTGCGCGTTTTGCATCGTCGCCTTCGCGCCGGGGCGGGCGGCCTTCTTCTTCCGCCGCTGCAATTCATCCTGTGCGGTCAAAGACAGGTCGTGGTAGTAGTTCCACTTGTTGCCATCAGGCATTGCCTTTGCTGCCTTCTGTGCATCGTTGATGATGTACCGCAGCGCATCCTCGCTCACGGATGCCAGCCACTCCTTCGCGGCGCGGAAGTCAAGATGCACACTTCCATCGCGCATGACCTGCTCGGCGCGGCCCATCTTCGCCTTCGCGCCGGGGCGGGACATGGAAGTGTAGAACTTCGTGCGGTCGGTGAACACGCGCTGAAGGTCATCGGCGTACACCATGCTCGCCTCCGACACCTTCTTCGTGGACAGGCCGCGATTGCCGATGCGCCAAAACTCCATGTTGTAGGTGTCCGTGGCCGGGTCAAGCGTGACGATGAGGCGGTTGATCCCGCCTTCCGCGCCCTTGCCGATGCTCACCTGCAATCCGGGCTTGCCGCCGAACGTCCCGTGCATTGCGTTCTTGCCGCCGACCATCGCCATGAAGCGACCGCCGCCGAGTTGCCGCAGGATTTCCTGCGCCACGGCGCGAGCGTCCTGCGCGAAGGATGCCTTCGCGCCGGGGCGGGAGGACTCCCACGCCTTCTTCGGAGCCGCCGTCACCAGCCGCAGAGGAGCCTTGTGTGTCTTGGGGCCGTACCGATCTGACGCAGAGGCATCCGCCTGAATGTGCGCGTAGCCGTCCTCGATCTTCGTGATGGTGCCGACCACGCCTGCGCCACCAGCGACACCGAATCCTGCATGAACGCGGTCGCCAACCTTGAATGCAAACCTCGCCTTCGCGCCGGGGCGGTCGTTCTTCGCCGCGCTGCCAAGCCGCTGCGCAATCGCCTTGTACGTTTCGCTCCGCTGGTTCTCGCTCTTGTCCATTTGTTCGACCTTTCGCTTTGCCCATGATTGACCCGAATCGCCGCCCCACAGAAGCCACGCGATGTACCCGGCATCGTCCTCCCCGCCCGCCTTGTTCTTCTCATGCCTGCTGAAGAAGGCGTGCATCCGCCGCACGGTTTCCGGCGACAGCGTCTTGCGGTTGGAGATGTCACGCGCACGGGCCACGCCGACAGCCGTTCCGCCGCGTCCGTGCTTGCGCCGCAGTTCCAAGCCACGCTTGGCGTTCGCAGCCATTTCTTCCGTGGGGGTCAGGTCAATGTCGGCCACGGTTCGATATTACCCGCCGCACCCATGAACGCAATGCGCTAGGCGAAGAACGGACGCTTGGGCGCACGCGCACCGAACATCCGGCCAATGGCATCGGGCTTTTCGATCCGGGCGACGTTCTTCTCGCCGGGTGACAGCGAGCCGCGCACGGCCTCGGCGCACAGGTCAACCACCGTGTCCACGGTGTCATCGTGCGCTCCGGCGGGGAAGGCAAGCATCTCGTCCAGTACGGGCTGGAACGCGGGCAGTACCTTGCCACCCTCGTCCATCGGGAACAGGAGTTTGCCCTGCTCCACGAAGGGCTGCGCCCCTGCCGCCCGAAGGTGCTTGTCCGTGGTCCGCTCCACGGCGAGCATGGGCTGCGTGGACATGTCGCGGAACTGGTCGAAGATGCCCTTCTGCGGCCCGTTCGCCTCGGCCAGCACCACCGACGCACCCCGGCGCGACAGGAGGCTTGCGGCCTGCTTTGCGAACACGGGGAACGATTCCCGCACGCGCAGGATGTCGGTCAGGTACAGGTTCCGGGCGTGGTCAACCTCCCCGACGAGGCACACGCTGTAGTCGGGGTCATCGCGCTCCTGCGCCTTCTTGCCGTACCCCCAATCCAACGCGGCGATGGTCCGGGTCACCTTGGGCAGCGCGTCAGGGCGGTAGTACCCCACCCATTCGGGCCGGAACACCAGCAGGTCCGACGAGAGCGGGACGAGTTCGTAGGCGCGTGCGTAGCCCATCGGCCCCATCGCGGATCGGCGCAGGGTCAGGATCGACGGCGTAAACACCTCGGGCCACGGGCTTTGCAGTCCCTTGCACGGGCGGCGCAGCAGCGTCCCCTTCGCCTCGGCTTCCCTGCGCCAATCGGCGGTCAGGTCATCGACATGGAAGGGGGTAGCCGACCGCCACACGCGGGACGGATGCACGCCGGATGGGTCCAGCATCGGCAACCACACGTTGCTCACGGCCTCCTTGACCTGCTCACGCAGGGCGGGTTGCAGCACGGAGTTGCGGAGGTCGCACAGGTCATCGAACCACAGGATGTCCGCACGGCCACCCGTGCGCCCGAACACGCCGCTGGCCTGCACGGACGGGTCACGGCGGGGTGCCATGTTGGACGCGACCACGGACCACGCGGTGACGGTGTCCTCCCCCGGCTTGAGCGTCACGCCGGGGAACGTAGCCCGGTACATGGGGCTGCGGATGATGTCGCGGATGAAGCGGCTGGTAGCCGATGCCGTTTCATCGTTCTGTGAAACGATCTTGAATCGGGTGTCGGGTCGGACCCCAAGCCACCATGCGGTCAGGTAGGCGAAGGTCGATGTCTTGGCGTGCCCACGGGGGATTTCGGCGTACCAATCGTGGTGCGTCAGGGCGTGGTGCAGCATCTCCCGTTGCAGCCCGGACACGGACTTGCCGATGGCAAGCGCGATGAAGGCGGCGGGGTTCTCGCGGGCGGCGGCGACCGCCGCTTCCGGGGTCAGGGCTTGCGCTTGCGCTTTCGGCACGGCTTGGGGGATTTAGGCGCGGTGGGGGCAGCGGGGGCGGCGATGGACCGTGCAACGGCGGCGAGTTGGCTGTCGGTCAGCCCCTCCATGACTTCCACGCGCTCCGTGGCGGTGCCAGCGTCAAGTCGTGCGATTCGGTCCAGTTGCAGCACCGCGTCGATGCGTTCCCGGCGCAGGTGCGCAAGGCATTCGGCAGCACGGATGCGGTCACGGGTGCTGGCATTCGGATCATCCATGATCGACCGAAGGGTGCCGGGGATGGCCTTGGAAGCCTCCACGGGAACTTCCCACCCGTCGTAGACGGCTTCTTCAATGACGCGCAGGTGTTGGCGTTGTTCCCAACGCGCTGCCCGGTCGCCCCCCATGCCCCCCGGCGTATCGGTGGGGTTCTCCATGTGTATGCCCTCCTGTCAGGATACCTTACGCGGGACGGCGACGAGGTCATAGCCCACGGCGTTCAGCAGGCTGATGGCCGTGGGCAGGGTGGGGGTGGTGCTGGTCAGGCTCTCGGGGTGGGTCAGGATCGCGTCCACCGTCTGCACCTTGCACAAGTCGGCGGCGTGGCATTCCTTGGCGAAGG